TTAAAACATAACATAGAAAAAAATAAATCAAACACTGAAAGATATTCAATAGCTTTTAATATTAATCCTAAAGGTGTTATTGGAACAGGGGATTCAAAAGTATATTTTTAATTATGTTATTAAGTAAAAGTTTTACATTAAATGAATTAACAAAGTCTCAAGAAGCTACGAGACTTGGAATTGATAATACCCCAAATGAAGAACATATTTTAAACTTAAAGTTGTTATGTGAAAATGTATTACAACCTATTAGAGATTTTTATGGCATGCCCTTGTCTGTTAGTTCTGGTTATAGATCTGCAGCACTTTGTGAAGCCATAGGTTCATCAAGCAAAAGCCAACACACGAAAGGTCAAGCGGCAGATTTTGAGATCTTTGGTGTTGCTAACAAAGATTTAGCAGATTTTGTAGTTAAAAACTTAGACTATGATCAATGTATTCTTGAATTTTGGAATGAAAATGAACCAAATTCAGGTTGGGTACATTGTAGTTTTAATGTTTTAGGAAATAGAAAACAGTTCTTGAAAGCTGAGAAACTTAATGGTAGAGTTGTTTATACAGTGTTAGAATAATATGCCAATTGGAAGATCATCAATGCCACAACAAATAGATGGCAAACTAAGAGGTGCAAAACCCTCAAGAGCGATGTTAACTTATCGCAAAAAGAAGAAAAACATTAATAAAAAAGCCTAGTTCTAGACTATACAAGTTTAATTTGATAATATCCTTTTGATTAATCAAATAGGATCTCTATGACAAAACTATGTCCAAGAGGCAAAGCGGCCGCCAAAAGAAAGTTTAAGGTTTATCCTTCAGCTTACGCTAATGCCTATGCGTCAAAAATATGCGCTGGAAAAATAAAAGATCCATCAGGAACTAAAAGAAAAGATTGGGGTCCAAAATCTATGAAAGAAGGATCTATGGTTAAGGTTAAAAAATATAGTGGCGGAGCTTTAACTACTTCATCTCCTCAAGGACCAACATTACCTGAAGAAGAAGGTTTTTTAAGAGGTGTTTCGCCTTACTTAGAAAAATCAGGAGAAGGTCAAGAAGGTGCATATTCTAAAATATCAAGAGAAAGAGCAGGAGTAGATTTTGATACTAAAATTGGAAATATTGGTTTAGGTATTTCTAAAGCAACAACTTCAAACATTGGAAGTCCAGATTTTATTCAAAAAAATATTGGTGCAACTTATAATAAACAAATACCTATAGGAGAAAGTAGTTCAGTAGATCTGTATGGTGGTTATGGTAAACAATCTTCTCAAGTAGAAGGAATTGATGAAAGTAAAAGAAAAATGGGAACTTATAATGTAGGCGCAAGATATACATACAGATTTGGTCAAGGTAAAATGTCAGGTGGTATGGCAAATGAAGGAAGATTCAAATATGTTAAAGGTGGTTTTGAAGAAGCAAACTATCAAGACTATGTGGATGAGCTTATCAAATGAGTGGATTAGATAAGTGGTTTAAAGAAGATTGGGTGGATATTGGTTCGCCTAAAAAAGGTGGTGGCTATGAAAAATGCGGAAGAAAATCTGCAAATGGTTCTAGTCGCGCTTATCCTAAATGTGTACCAGCAGCAAAAGCTGCTAGTATGACAGAGAGCCAACGGAGATCAGCAGTCATCCGTAAAAGAGCTGCAGGTAATGTTGGACCGAAACCAACTAATGTTAAAACAATAAAAGCAAGTGAGGGAAAAATGTTAAAAGGAAAACAAAAAAAGCTTGATGTTAACAATGATGGAAAAATTTCAGGAGATGATTTTTCTATGTTAAAGAAAAGCAAAAAAGTAAGAATGCAAAAGAAAGATGCTATGGGTGAATCACCAGAAGGTATGGTTAAAGGTGGTATGTCCATTACTAGAGGACAAAATAAAAACGTTCAAGCTACATTAGTAACTTTTAAAGGTGTATTTTAATGAGTAAATATTCAAAAATGCTTTCAATGAAAAATGGAAGTAATATGAGAATACAAAAAGCATCAGTTGGAATGTTTGCTAGACTTTTAGGAATGGGTGCAAAAAAAGGCGTTGAAATGATTGGTATTTCTAAAAAAGCCATTCAAGAAGGAGCTGCAAAAGCTGCACGATCAGAAAGATTTAAAAAAGCATCTGAGGCAGACCAAATGGGGAATAAAGAAATGTTAAAAAATTTAAAACTGAAAGATTTTGAATAATGACAACTTCAGGCACTACAACATTTGATTTAGATATTGAAGAAATAATTGAAGAAGCATATGAAAGATGCCAATCATCAACTACTTCTGGATATGCATTACGTAGTGCAAGAAGATCATTAAATTTATTATTTTCAGAGTGGGGTAATAGAGGAGTCCATCTTTGGAAAGTTGAATTACAAACAGTTGCTTTAGTTGCTGGTCAAGCTGCATATACAACTCCACAAGCTACTAATGATGTATTAGAAGCTTATGTATCATCATCAAATGCTATTACTCAAAATACAAATGATGTGTCTTTAGATAAAATTAGTAGATCAGCTTATGCAGATTTACCTAATAAAGGTCAAACAGGTCAGCCTTCACAATATTATGTTGATAGACAAACACAACCTATAATTTATTTATACTTAACACCTGACTTATCAAATTATACTTATTTAAAGTATTATGTTATTAAAAGAATTCAAGACGCAGGTGCTTACACAAATACGCCAGATGTTCCATATAGATTTTTACCATGTATGGTTTCAGGACTTGCTTACTATTTATCTATGAAAATTAATCCAAAATTGACTGAACAGTTAAGATTGTATTATGAAGATGAATTACAAAGAGCTCTTACAGAAGATGGTCAAAGAACATCTGTATTTATATCACCACAAGCTTACTATGGGAATTTATTATAATGTCTAATTTTTCTAGAGGTAAATGGTCTTTATCAATATCAGATAGATCTGGTCAAGCATTTCCTTATCAGCAAATGGTTAAAGAATGGAATGGTTCATTAGTTCATGTTTCTGAATATGAACCTAAACATCCACAACTTGATCCTAAACATCATAAAGCTGATGCACAAGCATTACAAAACACACGCGCGCAGGACTTTAGTTTTACTTCTGGTGGTAATGGTGAAGCCATTGCTAATTTAACTTTACCAGGTGAGTTTGCTTATAATTCTGATGGTATGCAACCTTTAGACCCATCTTTTCAAAACTCTCAAAGAACTTTTGGAATTTATACAGGTCAAGTAACTATAGTGATATCATAATGGCTATTACATACGCAGCATTTTTAACTCAAATAAGAAACTATACTGAAGTAGATAGTAATGTTTTAACAGACACTTTAATTGATCAGTTTATTAGAAACACTGAATTAGATTTAGCTGATAAAGTAGATTATGATGATTTAAGAAAATATGCTGATTCTACATTTACTGCTAATAATAAATATTTAGCTCTTCCAGCAGACTGTTTAATTCCAAGAGCTATATTTCTTGCAACTTCTGGGACAGTAGCCACAGGAACAGTTGTTTATCTTGAAAAAAGAGATCAAACATTTATGAGGGAATATAATAATACAGGCTCTACTGGGACTCCAAAATATTGGGCTAACTGGGACGATTTTACTGTAATTGTTGCACCTAGACCTTCAAGTGCTTTTCCTGTGCAATTAGAGTATATTAAAGATCCACCTCATTTCACTTCAACAAACAGCACTTATATTTCAACTTATTTTGAAAACATATTATTATATGGAGTATTAGGAGAAGCTTTTTCATATCTAAAAGGTCCTATGGATATGTACAATCTTTATAAAACAAAGTATGATGAAGAATTACAAACTTTTGCTCTTCAACAAATGGGTAGAAGACGCAGAGGTGAGTATGATGATGGTGTACCAAGAATTAAAATTAATTCACCATCACCAAGAAGTATTGAACCATAATTTAAGGAGATAAAAATGGCTATAACAACAAACGCAATTGCGAATTCGTTCAAAGGACAAATCCTAAGAGCAGTACACAATTTCACAGCATCGACTGGTAACACTTTTAAACTTGCAATGTATACAAACGCTGCAACTTTAGGTGCATCAACAACATCTTTTACAACAACAGGACAAGTATCATCTTCTGGATATACTTCTGGTGGAAAAGCACTAGTAAATTCTGGTGTTAAAGTATCTGGTGCTGTAGCAATAACAAACTTTGCAAACGTATCTTTTACAGGAGTTACTTTGACAGCTCGAGGTGCATTAATTTATAACGACACAGCTTCAGGTGATCCTGCAGTATGTGTATTAGACTTTGGCGGAGACAAAACCGCAACTGCTGGAACATTCACTGTTCAGTTCCCAGCATTTACAACTAGCGCTGCAATTATAAGAATTGGTAACGCATAATTTTTAGGAGGCTCAGGTGGCGGACATAACAGTATCTGTATCGTCACCTGGCGTCTTAGGTTTTGGCCAAGACAACTTTGGCGCTCAAAATTTTGGTGGAGAAAATTTATCAGCTACATTTTCAGTAGGTGGTGTTCAATTTGTTTTTGACACTGGGTGGGGTTCTAATGATTGGGGTGAACTTACTTGGGGTGTAACCGGAAACGAAGCTATTTTAACAGGTCTTCAAGCAAATGTATTTTACGGATTACAGACTATAAAAATAGATGTAGATGTTTCTGTTCAGGGTCAACAATTAAATACTAATATTACTGGAGTTACCACTCAAGCTAATGCTGATGTAACTGAAGAAGGCCTACAATTAAATACTCAAATAAATAGTGTTGTTGCTGAAGTAAATACTCCTGTCAGTCTTGTAGGAAGTCAAATTAATTTAACAGAAGGTGAAGTTACAACAGACTTTCAACCAGATGCTGGTTGGGGTAATAATGCTTGGGGTATCGTTCCTTGGGGATTAGAAAACGATGTTATTGTATCTGTTACAGGAAGTAGATTAAACACTTTTGTACATCCTGTTGATATTAATGCTGATGGAAATGAGTCTGTAAGCGTAGATGAAGATGATGATATTATTATTTACCTTAATAATGTAACAACAAGTGCTGATGCTAACGTAGCTATTACTGGATCTAGATTAAACATTACTGAAGGTTTAGCTAATGTAATTGTTCAAATTGATGTAAATGTATCGGTTACAGGTTCTCAAATAAATCTAACTGTCGGTCAAGCAGTAGGCGGTACTATACAGGAAGTGCCTGTAACAGGATCCCAAATTAACGTATTTATTGGTAATGAAGATACTTCTATAGATGTTAATGTAAGTGTTACAGGATCTAGAATAAATTTAACACCGGGTCAAGTTACTTATGAAGCTGGTTATGATGTTACAGGATCAAGAATAAATACCCTTATAAATTCAGTAACTGTCACTGGTAATGCTGTAGTAGATTTAACTGGTATACGCTTGAATACTGCAGTAGGATCTGTTAATATTACAGCGTGGGCAGAAGTAATAACAGGGGCTTCTAATACTTGGACTCCAGTTGACTTAGCTGCTTAAATGTATTATTTAAATAATTATATAGGAGCATAAATGGCATCAAGTTATTCTACAGACCTCAAAATAGAATTAATGGTCACTGGCGAAAATGCTGGTACTTGGGGTGATAAAACTAATGACAACCTAAACGTAATCCAACAAGCTATCGCTGGATACGGAGAACAAAGTATCGCAGGTGGTGCTCAAACTACAGCTTTAACTATTGCAAATTCACCAACATTATCTGTTGCTAGAAATATCGTATTAAAATTAACAGGAACAATTACAGGAAATCAAATCGTTACAATTCCATCAGGAATTGAAAAAACTTGGATTATTTCAAACGGTACAACAGGTGCATATACAGTACAATTTAAAACAACAGATGGAGGATCAACTGGTACAACTTGGTCTACAACTGATAAAGGAATTAAAATTGTATATTCTAACGGAACAGAAATTTATCCAGTAGATTTAAGCACATTGTCTGGAACAGTTGCTTCTGCATCAATTGCAAACTTAGCAGTTACATCTGCTAAACTTGCTTCATTTGCAGTAACTGAAGCTAGACTTGCATCATTTGCAGTTACAACTTCTAGACTTGCAACTAATGCTGTTACTGCAATTAAAATTACACAATCAACAATTACACAATCAAAACTAGCAGCTAACTCTGTGGGATCTAATCAATTAATTTCAACTGGTGTTACAGCATCAACTTATACATCAGCTACAATCACTGTTGACGCAGACGGTCGTATTACTGCTGCATCTTCTGGATCAGGTGGTGCTGGAGGATTCGTTCCTAAACAATACACAGTAGGACCTGCTTCAGGAACTTATACTGCTAGCCCTACGGCAAATAGAATCGGAGTATATATGTATGCTGGAGGAGGGGGTGGAGGTGGTGGAGCTGTTCAATTTAATGGTGGTGCTGGATCTGGTGGAGGCGGTGGATATGGATTTTATAACTTTCCAATAACACAACCCTTTTCTCAACCTTATGCAGTAGGTGGCGGTGGCGGTGGTGGAGCTGGAGCTCCAGCCAATTCTGGACCATTTGCTGGAAGACCAGGTAATGCTGGAGGAAATACAACAATTGCAAATGTAGGAACTGTTAATGCAGGTAATGGAGCACCAGCTGTTCCATATGGTACTTCTGGAAGTGACGGAACTCAACCGGGGGCTTCTTTGTCTGGTTTTAATAGAACATTCCTTGTAGGCACAACTTATGGAGCTGGAGGAACAGCAGGGCAAAATCAAGTGTACAGTCCTAATGAAGGAATTCAATCTTTTGCTAATCCAGGAAATTCAGGAGGCGGAGGAGCCTTACTTATTTACGAAAACACAGGAACTTAATAATGGCTTATTTTATTTTTACAAAATCTGAAAATGGTTCTGGATCACTTTATCGTATTGCAGAAAATCAATCTGATTTAAATAATTTAAATATTATACAATCTGATTATACAATAATTGAAGATTCTTCTGTAAATTTTGATGCTATAAAATATGGCACAAAAAATATTACACAATATAGTGGAAATACTATTGTTTATGAAGATTCATTT